TATTAAGTTAACGGCAACAAGGGGCAAGAATGGAATATAAGTGCGAATGCGGCAAAGGTCATATCTTTAAGTGTCATAAGTGTGAAAAGAATGCTTCTTGTGTAACAAAAGGCGATTTTCTTATGATGAAACATGCATCTGGATTAGAGAGTTTTTGGCTCTGTGATAGCTGCCTCAAGGACGCCTTTAATTTCATTCAGCCTGAACGTAGCAAGCGAGAAGACCACGAAAGTGGATGCGGTGCTCTGAACACTGTGGAAACGCAGTGAGGGATAAGTAGAGAAAATCCCCGCCAGAAATGGTCAGTAGGCGCAAGCTGAAGTAACAGATTGAATATGATTCATAAAATACCTGCGATGCGTAAAAACATGCCACGCAATGGTGGTACAACCTTACGCATGAGAAGGTATAATGCTTTAAACACAGCTATGGTTCCACTAGGAAACTCAGGCGTTACTCCCCCTGCACAAAACCTTACTGCAGTGGATATTGACGCTAAGATTTCGTTTTACGGAACTTATGTCCAACTTAACGAACAGGTAACACTCCAAAACCAAGATCCAGTGCTTAACGAATGTGCAGCACGTCTTGGTGTATCTCTTCGTCAAACAGAAGACCAATTAACCCGTGACATGTTGGCTGCAACAGCATCCTTCATTAACTGTGTTGGTGGTGTCGATGGTGACGTTCCTACGGAAATCACACGTTCTGATGTGGACACTGTGGTTCGTGCCTTGTTGAACAACAACGCGTACACCATCATGGACAACATCGAAGGTGAAGACAAGTTCGGTACAGCCCCTGTACGTGATGCTTACTTTGCTCTTTGCAGCACTAACCTTACAGGAAACTTGGATAACATCGCTGGCTTTGTACAAAAGAACCAGTATCCAGCTCCTATGAATGCTCTCCGCTCAGAATGGGGTGCAGCAGGCAACCTTCGTTTCCTCATATCCTCAATCGGATCACAAGTTGCTAACGCTTCAAGCTTAGGCAACACGGTCTACAACATCTTTTGTGTTGGTATGGAGGCTAAAGTGTTAGGTCTCCTTAAATCTCTTCTGATTGACTTGGAAACCCTATGGGGTAACAAGGGGCAAGCGCAAGCGGCCTGAACGACTAAGTGAAGAGACACCGCAAGGTGAAGCGATAGTCTGAACTCTATAGAAATATAGAGAGATTGGGTCGAAGAACCTGATCCGCCCTAAAGGGTCACAAAAGTAACAGAATGTATGCATGCATTGAGCAAGACGGATACAGCGCGAGCTTTAACAGAATAGAGCTCCTTAAATCTTCTCTGATTGACTTGGAAGCCCTATGGGGTGACAAGGCGCAAGTGGCAGTTGCTACAGCGTGAACGACTGAGTGAGAAGAGCCCGATAGGGTATGCGACAGTCTGAACACTATGGAAACATAGTGAGGGAATCTCGAAGAAGTTCCCCGCCAGAAATGGTCATAAAAGTAACAGAATGTATCTATAGACCACCAATCTATGATGGCCCATTGGCGCTTAACGCGTCCGTAGGCTACAAATTCGCCGAAGTCCCGCGTATAACAAATGACCTTTGGGTCATCAACCTTCGCGCTACTTTAGCGGTTTAAGGAGATACTATGGACGGAACTATTATAGGACAAGGTACGTTTGTTGCCTCTTCCGCTGGGTTATCAAACCCAAATGCAGGTAATGCATCATATAGCAATGCAATTCCTGCAATTATCCAGATCCCTTCTGGTGCTGACTGGGTCTATGTCTATAACTATACACAGTTCGGAACTGTTGGAAGCGCCGCTGGTGCTTACTTCAATGGTACGGCTAATGGTAGCGAAGGCATAGAGTTCTATTGGCAACGACCAATGGCTAATGGTACTGGTCTTGCTAAATACCATGCCGCTGCTAGTGAAGTAATGTCGAGTGACACTTTCGTCTCTGGTGGATTTACTCTGTATGATCCATCTGGACAAGATCAGAATGCATTACCTATTCTTGGAGCAGCAGTTGCAGTTTCTGCCGCTACAAACGTCACGAGACCAGTTGTTACTCACACTGCAGACACTTCAGTAGTTGTTGGTTCTGTTGTTCGTATGAGTAATACGGCACAAACAGATGTTAACGGTATTGATATGGTAGTTGGTACAGTTACTAACTCAACCACATTCACGCTTTTAACAGCAAGTAACCCATTGGCAACTGCCCCAGGTGTCGTTGGCGGTGCTGGGTTCTATAGAGTGGTAAATGTAAACCCTCTCTTCTATCCACGTTCACGCTATGTAGTGAATATTACACAAGCTGTTAATGCGCAAGTGTCTACTTCAGTAGCTCACGGTCTAACCGTAGGTCAAGAAGTACGATTCAACATCCCTTCCGTTTCAGGAATGGTACAGTTGAACGGCACAACGCAGAATAACTATCAGCCTGCAATAATTCTGAGTGTTGTTGATGATTATAACTTTACAATCAACATCAATACGACTGGATTCACTGCATTCACGTGGCCGACAGCTGCTCAACAACCAAGCTCATTCCCGCAAGTTAATCCTGTTGGTGAAGATACTGCTACGTCATTGTCTTCAGTGTCAGCTCAAGTGCCTTCTATTGGTGGAGTACAAATCTACAATACCAATACGCAGATACTTGCTGATTCTACTGTCAACACAGGATTCTTGGGTATGGTATTGGGAGCTGGTGGAAATGGTAAAGCATTAACTACACCAATCATCGGACCTGCTGGAGGTATTTCCTGGTCTGCTAGTAACGTTCCAACTGGTGACGTTATGTACTGGCGTGCTGGTAAGTCTACTTACGGCGGACTGTAAATAAAAAAAGGCTAGGTAGTTGGAGCTACTTAGCCTCTATAAATTGTAGAATTTTTGTAAGGTCCTACGATTTCAACCTATCACTTTTAAAAAGGAGTGTCATGTCAGAAATAAAAGAATCAGTGGCAGCGCCGAAGCCTGCAGAAAAAAAAACGAAGATCAATCACAACTATTTACGCGATAAAGACAAAGAAAAGGTCAGAGGGTTATTCAAGTACTATGAGGTTCCCGGAGGCACATTCTCTTTTGTATACGGTCCTATTTATAAAGGCGATACCACTGAGCGTTATGATTTTGAAGATGGCAAAGTGTATTCCATTCCACTTGGTGTTGCCAAGCATCTAAATAAGAATGGTTGGTATCCAGAATATAAGCACACCTCAGATGAGTACGGTAGATCGATTGCAATTATAGGGTCTAAGATACGAAGATTCGGCTTCCAGAGCCTAGAGTTCGTTGATCTTGAGGATCTAACCCCAGAAGGTCAACCGTTGGCAATCGTAGGGGGATAGCATGTCTACCTACGTTCCTTCGTTTACACTAACAAATCCGGTCTACAAACCCGCTATGCGAGTCATAGCGGGAATAACCCAGGCGCCGGTGGCAACGGTCACTACAACCGTTCCTCATGGGTATTTGGTGCTAACGATAGTGAGATTAGATATATCACCAAGCGGTGGGATGCAGCAGGCAAATCAACAGACGGGAACCATATTGTCGGTGCCAACGCCAACTACATTTACGGTATCAATTAACACTTCTTTATATGATGCATTTACTGTTCCGTCCGTATGGCCACCACCGTATAATGATTCCCAAGTGGTTCCAATTGGTGAGGATAATAGTATCTTGACCGCCGCAGTTGTGAACGCACTCAACCCATCCTAATTCTCTTAAAAAAGGAGAGAGTAATGGCAATTGTTGCGCCTAATGCAACCCTACAGGCGATAGAGACGAAAGTTAGAAGACTAACCAGAAGTCCATCCATCCAACAGTTAAGTGAGACTGATCTACAGAACTATATCAATACCTTTGTAGTCTACGATTTCCCTGAGCATCTGCGTATGTTCAATAACAGAACTACCTACACGTTCTACACCAATCCAGGACAGGATCGCTACCCAACTGACGAGGTATCCTTTGCTGGAAATACTACGAATCCACTATACAACTTTCAGAATAACTTTATATCTATCCATTCACCTGTGTATATGGCCGGGTATAATTCGTTCTTTACCCAGTCTCGTGAGCAGTTCTATGGAATCTATCCAAAAACGAACAGTATTGCCTTTACCGGCGCAACAGGTAACGGTTCGAATACCCAATTCAGCGGAATAGTTAATACGGCTCAATCGAGCCTGGTTCCAGGTCAGATGAATCAGCAAGCAGGAATTCTCCAGTTCGAAGTTCTCTTCGATTCTGTAGATTCCAATGGTCTTGGTATAACACTTGTCGATCTTCCAGTTGTTGACACTGCGACTGGTAATAATACGCAGATTGGTAACCTCTATGATCCCAATAGTGCATTATATCAGGCATCAGTGGCCAATCCCCCAACGGTTCCTTTTATAGGACCATTGGCACCAGGAACTGGATTCATCAACTACAACACCGGGCAGTTCAATATAAATTTCACTACAGCTCCGGCAGCAAATGCGCCAATCAATAGCCAAACTGTATTCCAAGTCCTATCTCTTCCACAGGCGCTTCTATTCTACGACAACACATTCTTTGTTCGTCCATTGCCCGATCAGCCATATCGTATTCAATTCGAAGCATACATGCGTCCAACCTATTTAATGGCGCTTAACCAAGCACCTCAGCTTGAAGAATGGTGGCAGTACATATCCTATGGCGCTGCAAAGAAGATATTCGAGGACAGAATGGACCTTGATAGTGTTGCACTCATATTGCCTGAGTATCAGAAGCAAGAGCAGCTTTGCCTACGTAGAACAATCGTACAGAACACAAACGAACGAACGGCCACCATCTATACGGAACAGACGACTGGCTATAGCGGATCTGGATTCTGGGGTTGGTCAGGAGGACCTTTCATCTGGGTAGGACTATGTCTTATAAATATGTTATGATTCTTTATCAGTTATTACAACAGATAAGGGATTATATGATTATAAAATGTATGTGTGAGCAGTGCGGTAAGGCATGCAAGAAAAAGTTCTCCAAGGCCTTCTGTAGTGATACTTGTAGATTCATGTTCTATAAAGATAAAGATGCTACAACTGATTGTTGGATCTGGAAAGGTAGGATAAGAGAAGATGGTTATGGATCCATCATGATATCTGGCAAGAGAAAAGCTGCTCATAGGTTTTCTTATGAAAAATTCAGAGGAGAAATTCCTGAAGGATATCTTGTATTACATACTTGCCATAATCCTCCTTGCGTTAATCCAGAACATTTAAGAGTTGGTACGGTCTACGAGAACTCTATGGATATGGTTGCAGCTAAGCGACATAAGTATGGAGAAAAGGGAACGGCATCAAAACTAAAAGAGGAAGATGTGAGAGAAATACGTGCTGCATATAGCAAAGGAGACATTTCTCAACAATCCCTTGCTGATGCATACAATGTTACCCAAGTGGCAATAGGTTGTATTATCCGAGGAGTAACGTGGAAGCATTTATCTTGAAGGGAAATAATGCTAGAACTCATTAACAAAATAGAGCAACAGATACAACAGGATGATTTGACTATTGAACTACTTGGCGTTGGCAAATCTCTGCTTCAGAGACAGGAATCGATAATGCAGGAACAGCAATTTGTATTTTTCGGGCTATGTTGCTTGGTATTTATAGTCCTGACATTTCAAATATTCACTATTAGATACTGGAGAAAGTAATGGCGTATAAAAATAACATTCCCCAGGCTACTGATGCGATATCTCAATCACAGTCGGATATCCTCAATAACTTTGCAGCAATCCAGACGCTTATAGATGTAGATCATGTGGACTTCGCGAATCCTAATCAAGGTCAACACAACAAGGTTACCTTTCCCGTCCAGGGCTCAGCTCCTATGCCGACCGCTGGCTCAATTTACTTATATAATTTGGCTTCTACTCTGACTTCGAATAACGAATTATTTATCGCTAATTCATCAGGATCTACTACTCCCATAACAGCGTCTCAACAGGTAACCAGTAACAACGGATGGACGTATCTTCCCTCTGGTGTACTTATGAAGTGGGGCAAGGGAACAGCTACTGCGGGAGTGTATACATTCGTATTTCCCACGGGGCCTTCTATACCCGCATTCAATGGAATATTTTCTATTCTGGTAACGACTGCATATTCGAATTCCTCAGATGGTGATGGATTTGTACGTCTTAACGCTTTTACTGCACCTTGGACGCAATTTACGGTCTACTCTTCTCATAGAACAACAACGGGAGCGTTTGGTCCAGTATCGTTCCAATACTTAGCGATAGGGAACTAATATGCCATTCGATCGTTACTTTATAGGACCACTACAGACAGGATTACAGAAAGATCTTCGTCCCTTTCTTATCAATGAAGATGCTTTCGATCAATTACAGAATGCTTATGTCTTTCGTGGTCGCGTAAGAAAACGATTCGGTGAACGCTTAATGGGAACGGGATGGAGTAGCGCAGTTACAGAGCCTCTCTTTTCTCGCTTTAGGATAAATATAGGAACTGTAGCCGCTCATACAATTCCTGGTGGCATGACACAATTGGCAATAGGACAAATGTTTTCGGTAGGGGATGATATATTCACTGTCTATCAACTTGGAGCTGGAGTCCTTACATTAAGTACTAATGCAGGAGCAACGGCTACCATAGATAGTACTGCCAATCCCAATACTGTGGTATTCACAGGTGAGCCTAACGGATCAATCGTGTATTACTATCCAGCGCTCCCTGTTATGGGACTATGTAACTACCAGAACGGGCCAATAAATAACCAGCCATCGTATGGATTTGATACACAATTCGCCTATCTCTTTACAGGTGGCTCATGGCAGAGATCAGGAACGGTACTACTTCATGGTACCAATATAAATTTTGTATGGACCGAGAACTATCGAGGTGGAACTCCTGGAGGGATACCAACTTTATTCATATCCAATTATTATGTAGTTAATCCCAATGGTGTAGGTGATCCTACCGATGATCCAATCTGGTATACTCAAGATGGTTCTACGTGGACTCCCACCAATACCAACGCTACAGCATTTTTCTTCGCTCCTGCAAGTGGCAATAAACAGACTGGACCATATGTAGTAACATCTCGGCTAATTGTCTCCTTTAAGAATAGATTGCTTCTATTGAGCACTATAGAGAACGATAACAGTGGTGGGTTTGGTGCTGGTAATAATATTGCCTACACAAATCGTTGCAGATATTCATTCAATGGATCTCCCTTTGCACGTAACGCTTGGTATGAGCCGAACCAGAAAGATACCTCAGGAGGTGTCGTAAACAACAATAACATAGCAGCAGGTGCAGGGTTTATAGATGCAACCACAGAAGAACAGATTATCAGTGCAGAGTTCATCAAAGATAGGCTTATAGTATACTTCGAACGATCTACCTGGGAACTTGCCTACACAGGGAATTATGTAATCCCATTCGTCTGGCAGAAGATAAACACAGAGCTTGGTTCAGAGGCGCAGTTCAGCACGGTTCCTTTTGACACAGTTATTCTAACAATGGGAACTACAGGAGTGCACGCATGCTCAGGCTCCAACGTTGAACGTATAGACACGAAAATTCCCGATCAGGTATTTGATATCCAGAACAGAAATCTTGGCGTACAACGCGTCTATGGAATCCGTGACTACTTTACTGAGGTTGTCTACTGGACATTCCCTTCTACGGACTTAGAGGCAGAGTCTGGAGCTTCAGTCTATCCGACTGAGATTCTCATATACAACTATCGAAATGGCTCATGGGGTATCTTCACTGATTGCATCACTGCTTTTGGGTACTTCGAACAGCAAAACATGAACAACTCGATTACCTGGGCATCTACTACATTGACTTGGGAACAAGCGAATATGGCCTGGGCTAGTGGTACCCTTGATGCCAACTTCCGCCAAGTTATTGCGGGCAACCAGCAAGGATATACATTCATCTGCGACCCTGATGAAAGTCGTAATGCGCGTGCTATGCAGATCACCAATATAGTCCAATCGGGCGCTAATCTTTTAGTTACCTGTATGAGCCATACCTTAACTCCCGTAAATGCAAGTGATCCTACGGAAGGCGATTATGTAATTCTGGAGAACCTCCAAGGTGTTACATTCACGGGAACAATCTATACAGACAATATATTTCCTGTTGGTGGATTAGGTTCTGACCCTATCAATGAATTCATCATACAAGATGTGATATTGGTAGGAACCTACACAGGCGGTGGAACTGTATCCCGCGTATCCAATATCAGTATCCAATCTAAGCAGTGGAATCCTTACCTAAAGGATGGTAGAAACGTATTCCTTCAGCGAATAGATTTCGGAGTAGAAAAAACTACCGATGGGCAGATTACAGTAGACTATTTCCCTTCTTCTACAGAAGTATCGATGTTAGATGAGGGGGGAAGTTTGGGTACTGGTGCCAATATGGGCACTGGAGTATTGGAAACATCTCCGTATGATCCAACCTATTATCCTTTAGAACAATCACAAACGAGACTCTGGCATCCAATCTACTTCCAGACAACGGGTGAATGCATCCAGATACTTATGTATCTAAGTGTAGACCAAATAACAAAACTCGATATAGCATTCTCTGACTTTGAATTGGATGGATTAATTCTGCATACAATTGCTTCCAGCGATAGGCTACAATAATGGCAGGCGCAGATAATATACTTCAGTATCTAGGCGAATATGTCCCCAGTACCGAGATATGGCAGGTAGCACAAGAGCTTTCTCAGGCTAATCCAGGTTCTGATCAGTTCAAGGAGCTTATTGTCAGGCTGGCACTGATTGTGAACCGTATCAACCTCGCGGTTAATACCAAAGAGACAGGAATATACGATAATTCCCGAGAATTCATTACGTCAGGTCAATACTTCCCCAATCCTGTATTCTTTTCAGGGACTCCTCAGGAACCAGATCCTCGAATGGTCTATAGGACCGTAATAAATTTCGGCGCACT